CCTAACAATGGAATAGCTATGAAAACTATACTTGAATTGTTAACCCTGCTTATTGTTAGTTGTGTATATAAAGACCTAGATTAGTATGACACTTAGAGATACAGAACTAATAGGTAATAAGCTTGTGAAGTATGGGTTTTACAGAAACAGTAATAATCATCATAAGTATGTGTATAAAGATATTAACATTGAATTTGTATTACTTTATAGCAATGACTGGTATGCAGATATAAAAATGTCTGTAATTGATAATGTTATTGTTTATTTTAGAGGTCATGAAGCTGTATTTACTCCACAGTGGGTAATGGAAGAGTATGGTAAATTAGTAGCAGCATTTAAATTTTTAAGATTATGACTAAAGAGGTTCTTAAATATGTTTTAGATAAGCTAGAACAGCAGGAGGTAAAGAATAGAGAGTTGTATAAACTAGATATTGACATTACTAACTTTTTAGATGAGTATAATACAGTAATTACTACTTTACTTAGGGTATACTATGGAGAAGAGGGAGAAGACTGGTTAAGTTGGTATCTTTATGAAAGAGATCCTGAAGCTTCTGTAGATCAGGCTTCAGATGAGAATGGTAATCCCATTTGTTATGATTTTGATTCATTATGGGAGATTCTGGAACGGTGTAGACTGAGAAAGGAAGAGTATGTTTTACCCAAAGTAATGACAATGGATGAGAAGATAGCATTAATTAATTTAATGATGTCTAAATGAAATGGAAATAGACCTATTTAGTGTGTAATATAATATGCATTAAGTAGGTTATTTTCCGGTTATGCATAATAAATTTTGCATTAACTTATTTATATGCAAATACATATGAATTAGTAATTTTGAGTTTGAATATATTTAAAAACATATAATATGGGAATGAGACAGTTAGTTTATAATGCAGTAAAATGCTTAGAGTGTGGAGAAACAATAGTCTCCAGAACAAGACATGATTACCAGTTATGCGGGTGTCCTAATGAGACAATGGCAGATGGTGGATTAGATTACATGAGGTATGGTGGTGTAGATATGAGTAAGGTTGAGCCAATAGAAATCTATGCGGATGATGACTTTGAAGTTGTACGGAAATTTGCTGTAAGAGGTAGTAGAGGTAAAGATGGAGATCAACCTCTATCGTGGATCGCGATATGCAATATGGATGATGATTACCTACAAGCAGTAGTGGATTATGGTGGTGATAATTGGCACATAGAATTAATGAATAAAGAAATAGAATACAGAAAAACAATGTGATATGAGAAGAATAGTTATAAGTAAAGGAAAACCTGCTCAAGTGGGTCCAGTACACACTAGAGATATTACCATAGGAGATATACTTGATTGCTTTTTTCCTGAAAAGGGAGAAGAGTATTCATATTTAGGATATGCTTACTATACACCTAAAACAGTTGTTGGAGATATACTCTTAGATTTCTTTAAGAAAGTAGATAAGGCAGCCCGTCCCAAGTGGTGTCCTAAATTTTATATAAGGTTACTACATCTTTTTGGTAATGATAACAGTGTAGTAAGGATGAGGAACTTTTATATACAGAATAAGTTCTGCAAAATAACAAAGGGTATCATGATTAGTGATATGAAATGGAAATATGATACATTTAGAATATATGGTAGGTTTACCAGAGAACTAGATGATCTGTCAAAAGAAGTATGTGAAAAAATAACTAAGATATGAGAATGACATCATTAAAAAACACACAGGATTTTAGGCAATTTGTTATAGATATAGTTGATGAACACTACCAAATAACAAAGGGTGTTGATTCTAATCTTAATTATTTGTGGTATATGTATAAAAGTGGCACTTATGATGGCACTTATAAGCCTTTTATATTTATGGCAGAGATGCAGTTATTAAAAGAAATGGGTTTTATGTCACAATATCAGATTGAGTCTATGTGTGATATGATGGAGTCAGAGGATGAAGATAACTTAAACATAGCTTATCTAGCTCTTAAGAACTTTAAGTCACAGAGAATTAAAAACCATGGTATGTATACAAAAACTAATTTTGCATATACTGATATAGAGAAGGATTATCCAACTAAGATATTAAACCATAACATGTTTATGAACACAATTAAATATAAATAATTATGACAGAAGCTGAATTAGTTGAATTAGACTTTGAAGTTATTACTGTAAGTGACATTGAAAGTCAAAATGGATATGATTATTACTTTTACCAAAAAGAGTTATGTGCTGATCTAGTACTATACAGTACAGATAGTAGAGATGTTAAGGATAATAACTGGACATTGACATGTTGGGAGGTTCCTGCTATTAAGATAAGAGATGTTATGCACTACAAAGAGTTTGCAGAAATACTAAAAACTATAGTTTGCTAGTAGTTTTAGGAATTTCTTCAATTTCCATTTTTGCTTTTTCTGCAATAACATTGAAGATTACTAATGAAGCTGCACACTGCCAAGAATTCTCTATCTTTTCAGACATAACATCTATAGGAGCTTGAGTTACTAGTACTTCTCCGGTCCTTAAATGAATATTTGTACCGGCATCTGGGTTTAATGAGTTAACAAATGATAATCTGGTTATATGAGTTACATTAATATGTTCTATGTAAGAACCATCTTTATCTTTAAAAACTACTGGTATAAACATTAAAGTATTGTGTTATTTTCTATTTTGTAATTATTTACAGATATAGCATCTTTAGTTCTTTTCATTATAGCAAAACCATGGTTCCACTCATTAATTTCCATGTACTCTGGCTCAAGATCACACATGCAACCTAAGCTATAACCTTTAATGCTTGTATTTTCTTCTGCACCAAATATTCTTTGGATGCTTTCACTGGATTTGTGAAAATGATTTACTATTGCATTGGATTTAAGTCTCATTAATAATGTTCTTGCGGGAACTACACCACCAGCACCTGGAATTTTATCTCCATGTTCTATAGTGTAGTTTCCAAAAACAACTTTACTTCTGAAGTTTAGGTATTCTATTTTATACTCAGCAAGGTGTAATATTACATCAAGTCTGAACTCATCCATGTCCAATAGTTCTGATGCTTTAATTCTAAGGTATCTTTCAAACCTATTTTCATGATTACCTGGGATAAAATAGATAGGAATATCTGGGAATCTGTTTCTGATATAACTTAAAAATGTCTTACCAGCTTCTATTTCTTGTTTGAAGTGAACATTTCTAGGGTCTTTTTCATGAAATGATAACTGATAGAAATCTAGTAAATCACCATTTATAAGTATGCTATCAACATTTTCTTCTTCAAACTTAGTGAACATTAGTTCTAGAGCATCATTGTCATGATATGGTATATGAACATCACCAAAGACCCCAAGAGTCTTACATAGTGTGGGAAAAATAAATTTATCTCTTTTTTTTGTATGAGATTCTGGTAAAGTATGTTTCATTTTTATAACTTTGTTTTGTAGTTCTCTAACAAACTCTTTGGTTGCAATAGCTTTTCTATTTCTAAGACCAGATTGACCCCTATAGTAACGGACTCTAGAATATAATGCCTCAAAGTTTTCAAAAAATCCAATATTTTCATTATAGATTTTTCTGGCAATGGTTTTAGATGGGCTGTTTGGATACTGATTAAGATATTCTAACACAATATCTGTAGTTTCTTTTTTACTGGGCATATATTTATATTAAACCACTCATTATTAATATACAAATAAAAAACATGATTACAATAAAAATGGTTAAGAAAAATGGAAAAATTACATATGAAGATGAAAAGTCAAGACTGGCTTATGATATTTTTATAAGTAAACTTCCAGAAAATCAAAAACTAGAAATGTATATTGATCTTGCAGATGCAGATCATAGTAAAGCACAACTTGCAAAAGTACATGCTTGTATTAGAGAATTAGCAACAGAGACTGGATATAGTTTTGATGACATGAAGCTGTTGATTAAAAGTGCTTCAGGTCTAGAAAATAAATCCTTTGCAGATTGTAGTAAAAGTGAACTGATGTTAGCTATTGAAGCTTGTATACAGATTGGAGGAGAACAGTTTAATTTGAATTTGAGCTAGATTGATTATTTTCTTCTTCAATTTCAACTTCTTTTATATCAAATAAATTGTTTTCAGTAGCCTGTCTTTCAATCTCAGCTAACAAAAGTAACATAGTTTTAAATGCTGCTTCATGTTCTGTATGTGGTTCACTTTCAGCTTCAGGAGACATAACCTTTTTGATTAATGATTCATACTTTTCATGATCTGGTTCTTGTTTAAATATGTATAGCATAGTAGCTTTAAGCATTAAATAAAAATTTTTGTTAAGCTTAATATCTATAATTGCATCATTTTTAATTTCTCTTACTTTAACTGGCATAATATTAATTTTAAACAAAAATAAACAAAAAATGGAATTAGAAGAAATTAAACAAAAAATGTTTACTAAACTTCAACCTAGTGGTTGGGACAAGGTTTTTAAATCTTTTATATTTAGTGGTGACTTTGATGATATAATAACTAAGTTATATTCACTAGTACAAGATGACAAAAGATTTACTCCACCACTTAAACAAGTATTTAGAGCATTTGAAGAATGTCCTTATGATAAACTACAAGTAGTAATTATTGGACAAGACCCATATCCTCAACTTGATGTAGCTGATGGGATTTCATTTAGTTGTAGTAATACAGGTAAATTACAACCTAGTCTTAGATACATACTAGATGAGGTTAATAGAACTGTATATGGAGGTCATCCGGGTAGTTTGGATGTAGACCTTAAAAGATGGTCAAACCAAGGTGTACTTATGCTTAATACAGCTCTTACAGTTGAAGTAGGTAAGATTGGTAGCCACTATGATATATGGAAACCTTTTACTGCTTACTTGCTAGATTGGTTAAACACACATAACTCAGGTTTAGTGTATTTATACATGGGTAAGAAAGCTGAAGAGTGGTCAGAATTAATTGATGATCATAATAGTACTAAGTACTTTGTAAAGCATCCAGCAAGTGCAGCTTATAATGGTTCTAAATGGGATTCAGATAATGTATTCTTAAAGATCCAGGGTGTTGTAGCTAGTAATTCCGGAACAATATTAAAATGGTAGCATGACAGATATATTTACAAGGTTGATCCAAGAGGACTTAACTCCAAATACATACTATGTTTTACACTGTATAAGAGAAAAAATAGTACCGCATAAGTTTGTCAACAAAGAATTGGAATGCAAAAGGCTGCAAAGCAATCAATGGCTCACAGAAAATTTGCAGCTTACAAGTAAAAGCCTTATCTTTATGGAAGAAATCAATGGTTATTTCAAAAGAACTAAGAAGAAAACTTCACAAGCTTTAATGGGCAAAGACTTTATTGCAAACATAGAAGGATATGTAGAAATATTTCCTAATATAAAACTATCCTCTGGAAAATATGCAAGAGTTAATGCTAAGAATCTAGAAGCTCCTTTTAAATGGTTCTTTGAGAATTATGATTATGATTGGGAAACCATTCTAAAAGCAACAGAAAGATATGTAGATGAATTTAGTATCAGAAGATATGAGTATATGAGGACTGCCCAATATTTTATAAGAAAGCAGAACATAGATAAGTCTTTTGAATCTGATTTGGCTACATATTGTGAGATATTAAAAACCAACCCTGATGAACAGGTTTATTTTAGTGAGACAGTAGTATGACAAATTTCAAGATGTTAATAGTAGCCATTGTAGGAAGCTTGTTTTGTTATACTGTTATAGATTATTTCATAGTTGAAATGAATCCAGCACAGTATTTACTAATAGAGTTTTTACTATCAGTTGTTCATAGTTTCTATAACTATGTGAAAAAGAAACAAATAAATAACATATAACAAAATGGCAGAATTATTTAATGGTGCACAAGCACTACAACCAGTAAGTGAAAGAGATGCTTTAAAGAAAGCATTGGAAAAAATTGCAGCAAGGAGTAGAGGAGACATAAGGTCACTCAAAAGTGCTTGGCCCAAATTTAATGATGCATTTTGTGATGGATTGGAGTGGAGAACTATCACCGTAGTTGGTGCTAGGCCTGGTACAGGAAAAACTTTATTTATGGAACAACTTATTAGTGATATTATAGAAAATAACACTGATCAGGAATTCCGGATACTAAAGTTTCAAATGGAAATGGTTGATGAAACCAGTGGAATAAGAAAACTAAGTCTGAATACAGGTGCTGATTACAATACATTAATGAGTAAGGGCCAGAAAATTGACAAAGCTTTATTTAATAAATGTTTGCATTATTATGATGGCACAGAAACTACAGATATTATAGATGTAGTTTATGATGCATGTACAGTAGATGAGATGTGTGCTACAATCCGTTATCAAATGGAAAAACACAGAAAACCTGATGGTACTTTGACAAACATGTTAGTAGCTATAGATCACTCAGCTTTATTTAAGAATGGTAAGGGACAAAAAGATAAATTTGAAATGTTAGGAGCTCTAGGTGAAGCACTCACCATGATGAAAAAGAGATATCCAGTAGCTTTTGTAGTCCTCAGCCAGCTTAACAGAAACATAGATGATCCTAAAAGAGCAATTGATGGTGATTATGGTAATTATGTATTGGATTCTGATATATACGGTTCTGATGCTTTGTTACAACATGCTGATGTAGTATTGGGTATAAATAAACCTTCTATAAGAAAAATAAGACAGTATGGACCTGACAGATATATTATAGCAGATGAAGACATACTAGTCTTTCACTTCTTAAAATCTAGAAATGGTACCACAAGGATAAGTTTCTTTAAACTTGATAGAGGAGCAATGAGAATTGTTGAGATACCAACACCACCATGTGCAGTAAAAAAAATAGCAACAACTTAAAACTTAATTATGAACATTAGAAAAGAAAAAGAGAAAGAGTTCTTTGTGAATCACATGGATACTTTCAAGAAACTAGGGTTATCTGACCCGTTTTTTATTATTAAAACTGCATTTTTCCAGAAAGGTAAGTATGGAAGACAAGTGCAGTTGTTTGAATCTGAGATCAGTAAAGGAGAGGACATCTACATGGAGTTCTATGACAATATTACTGATGATAAGGGTAATATTACAGACATAGTTCCTTTCAGTGAGGATAGACAGCTTTTTAAATACAAAGCTAATCCATTCTATGCTGAGGAGTATGACACTAAAGAAGGTAGTAACTTTAAAGGTGAGCCTTATACATTGTATACTGTTCCTCTGTCAGAGTTAGTAGCTGTACTAGATGATGGTACTGAGATTACTCATGCTCTGTATGAGAAGAGAAAGGAAGAACCTAAGAAAGAGGATACATTACCTAAGCTGCAGAACAGTCTAGCATTGTTTCCAAACTTTGAAGAGGAGTTTCCTGCTAAAACAGAGGATCTTTCTTTAGATAGTTATCCGGAATCAACTGCTGAGATTCTTAGAAAAATTGCAACTGAGTTTGAAAAATTAGCAAAAAGATTATGAGTATAGTACTTCCTACAACAAAAGTAAAAGCTGAGAGACAGAATCCTAAGAGAATGATTATTTATTCTAAACCAAAGACTGGTAAGACAACAGCTTATGCTGGTCTTGAGAATAATTTAATCTTGGATCTAGAGAATGGTTCTGATTATGTTGAAGCATTAAAAGTAAAGATCAATAGTTTACAAGAGTTATTGGATACTGGTAAGGCAATTAGAGCTGCAGGTAATCCATATAAAGTTGTTACTATAGATACTGTAACTGCATTAGAAGAAATGATTATGCCTTTGGCAGTAAAGCTTTACAGAGCTACTCCTATGGGTAAAAATTATGATGGAGATACTGTGGTCACACTACCAAATGGTGCAGGATATTTATATATCCGTCAAGCATTCTTTCAAGTTTTAGATTTTATTGATACTTTAGCTCCCCATATTATTTTATCTG